GCTCGTTCTTCTGGATCAGTGAACTCACTCCCTACTCGTTTACCGAGTTTGATGAGTGAGGACTTTAACTCTAAGATACGAGCAGACCATTCTTTCGCTACGTCTGCACGAGATACGTACTCACCGTTTAACACGTCGAGTAATTTCTTCTCACGAGCAGCTCGAGACTCTTTATAGTCAGCTTCAGCAATTAGCTTTCGTGTGGCCGCTGATTGGTCTTTAGATTTATCCCCCTTGGCTTGGCCAAGATATACGAGAACTTCACGGAGGTTCCACCAACCCGTTGCGGCTTTAGGCATGCCCGACTTGTGGTGTCTCGAAATAATCTCAGGAGTTACTCGAAGAAGGTCGCATAATTGCGCACTAGATACTAGCAAATCGCCTGCGTTATTAAATTTCACACGTGGTTTTTCACTCGTCGCCATGGCTTCTCCTTTCTGTCCTTTGACAATCGACTTTCAACCGTTAAAATTCTCCTACACAGAGACAAATATCGCGCGGAGCCGACCACCGCTGGTTTTATCGCTAGGGAGTACCTTTTATCATTCATTCTCATTTAATGCTATATCGATAAAATCTGATGAAGTAACCAAAAAGGACTACGTGGTTGTGTCGTAGCCCTTAATGATTCCTTCTGCTTATCGCTTGTGGAGGAAGGTATTCACTATGAACGTACCCTACAGCTTATGGCTCCGGAGGACTTTCCCTGGTTATCCCCCTTACCACGCTTGTAGATTATCATAGAACCCACCTCTAATTGCATATCGTCTTTATTTATTTTTAGAAAAAACTTGACAAAAGCTTTTAACGGCGTTCCTTTGGATTGCATATATTCGTGCTTCACTGTAGCGCATACTCTCAATGACCTCTTTCATACTCATCCCAAAGTAGTATCTGTTCTCCAGGAATGTGCGTTCGACGTCATTAGGAATCTTACAGATAAGCGTCCATAGTTCGTATCGCTCCTTAGATAAGGTGCGGAATTCTTCTGTCAAATCGTTCTGCGCTGTTTTTAGATTTAGTTGCTGCTCTGGAGTATTAGACCGCTCCTCTTGTGCCTCGGCTTCTAGTCGCTGTAAGTGCGCCTCGATATCTTTCATCCGCCTACGGCTATTAAGTAATCGTTGTAGCTTTCTAACTCCAGGGTGCTTACTCCCAGTACATGATCTATTCATAGGCTCACCTATACTGCAGCATCGTCACTGCCAATCAGTTCGATATATCTTGCTAGATACCACTGCGCTTTTTTTAGGTCCTCCAGCTTATCGCCCTTACGACCTGCACGTGAGATGTACTTAATCACATTACCCAAGTGGTACGGGAATTGTTGGTCTTCGATGAAATCGATAACCTCAATCTTACCTTGTGTGTAATGTGGCGGATGATTCACCATGTCTTCTTTCTGTACTGCGTCGAGTTCTTTTTGCAGTGTCTGTTTTAGTTTTGACTTCTTGTCGTCTTCCTCTTCCTTCATCTTAGGCACCTTAGAGTATTTAGGAAGGCACTCTGGACAATATTTAGGCCAACGACCAGTAGGCTTGTCTTTTCTGTGGATAAATGTTTCTCCACAGGCTTCACAAGTAATCTCTTTACTATAACCTGCTTCAGGCGGTGTCATTACTTTTTCGCACTCAGGGCAGTAGTCCTCGTGAGTGGACACAGTAAATTTATCTCCGCATCGTCTGCATTTCTTTTGCATAATCTCACTCCTTATACAATTCCTTACGATATTTAATAGCTTCTAAGAGGGCGTCTTGCCCTGCTTCTTTACGTTCTAACGCTTTCATAACCTGCTCATCCATCGTGCCTTTGGTGACTAGGTGGTGGATAATCACGGGTTGTGTTTGTCCTTGCCTGTGTAATCTTGCGTTCGCTTGTTGATACTGTTCAAGGCTCCACGTTAGCCCATACCACACGATGATATTGCCGCCGGCTTGTAGGTTTAAACCGTAGCCAGCTGATGCGGGATGGGCCAGTAACATTTGAATCTTGCCGTTGTTCCACTCAGCTACATCATCATCGGTCTTTAACTCGACGGCTTTCGGGAATGCTTCTTTAATCGCTTGAAGATCATGTTTGAAGTTGTAGAACACTAACATCGGTTTCCCTTCATTTGTTTCTACTAATTCCTTTAACCTCTCTACTTTCTCGTTGTGTACAACTACGATGTTTCCCTCGTCATTATAGATAGAACCATTGGCCAGTTGTAATAACTTGCCGGCTAGGGATGCTGCATTTAAGGCGCTTATGTCGTCATCATCTACGATACTTAGCACGTGCTCACGTTCCATTTCTTTGTACAGCGCCCATTCTTTAGGACTCATTTCTACAGTAATTACGTTTTCAATGCGCTCTGGTAGTTTAAGATAGTCCTTAGCTTTTAAGCTCATACAAACGTCTTGGATTTTACCAAATATCGCAGTATCTGCATTTGGCAATAAACGATAGCTATACACGACGTGCCCGTTTGTTTTGTCCGGTGTAAAGTAACGGCATCGGAACTCGGTAAGCGTTTTACCTAATCGGTCACCGCCATCTAGTAAGTACATCTGCGCCCAAATATCCATTAAGGTATTCGGTGCTGGCGTGCCTGTTAGAATGACAATGCGTTTAAAGAGAGGTCTCATTTTACGCATAGCCTTAAACCGCTTAGCCTGTGGGTTCTTAAAAGAAGAACTTTCATCGATCACCAACATGTCAAAAGGGAACTTCTTTTTCGGTTTTCCGAAATAGTAATCATATAACCACTGCACATTCTCACGATTTATCACATAAATGTCAGACTCACTATTAAGTGCGTGTATGCGTTCTTTTTCGGAACCTAACACCTTAGCCACAGTTAAACATCTTGTAGCACTCCATTTTTGTGTTTCTTGCGCCCAGGTAGATTCTGCTACTTTCTTAGGTGCGATGAGTAACACTTTTTTAATAGTGAAGCTATCATACATAAGCTTCTCTATCGCAATTAACGTAGATATTGTCTTCCCTAGGCCCATATCAAGTAACAGCCCGTAGTGCGAATGGTCAATTATCCGCTGAATAGCAATCTCTTGATACTCGTGTGGATGAAAGTCCATGAATTACCCTTTCTATATCGTCTAAAAATAACTTAGCGTCTAGCTTACCAGTTAGGACAAATACTATGGCACCTTGCTTACGCAGCCTAGAAATCTGTACTCGTTGGTTAGCCATTAGCTTTCCTGTTGTAGCTTTTAACTCAATGAAGATAACACTGCCTCCAGGGAGTACTACAATCCGATCCGGTACACCGTCATTTCCAGGTGACACGAATTTCATATATATGCATCCCAGTTTTTTGAGTTGATTTCCTAACCAACGTTCGATATCTTTTTCTATCGTTCTCACCTCGTTCTCAATAAATAATCGGCAACAGGCCTCAGCCTATATAAAATCTGGCTTCATCGTGGTTGTGTTGCCGATATTGCCGTTTTTTTTCGTAAACATATATATACGCGTATTCGGGTTTTTTACGTGTATACGTATACAATCACTTATTCATATATTTATTATTTTTTATTAATAGTAAATAATTGGCAACATAGGCAACAAATTGCATTTGCGATAGATAACATCTATACCAAACGTGTTGCCAATTTTGTTGCCACACGTGTTGCCGTTGCCGATTTTTTAACCTATATCAAAGTTCATCGATGTATAGGCACGTATAAAAATTATTTCGATAAACATCAATATATGAAAATTAGCTAATCGGCAACAAAAATCGGCAACACTAATTTTTGCGTTCTTTTTTAATTGATTTTGCCTTTTTCTCGAGATTAGATTCATCCCTAATAAACGCTCTTTGAACGCCATATAATTTACCGAAGCGCATCTTCCCAACGCTCTTTGAATAAGGACTCCACCCTTTAATAGATTGCAAAATGTCAATGATTTCTCTTGCTTTTGCGTTCTGCAGGTTCTTCCTGTCACCCTCCATCACTTCACACCATATCTCAAGGGCACAAACCCGCTCCCGCTGCACTGAACCACAATAGTCGTCATCGCCATAATTCCGGATATACTCCCTGCGATCGTAGATATCTTTAGACTCCCAATCTTCAGGTAGTTCCATCTCGAGGTACTCTTCAATAAGACCTACGAGCTCACCGCCTTCTGTGTGCGATAATTGAATTCTAAGAGCTTCCTCTTCAAGTTCGCCCTCTAATACAAGAGGTTCACCTTCTGCCCAATACGTGAACGCTTCCGCCCATAATTGATCAATTTCGTCCTTTGACAACTCCCAGGCGTTCTTAGTCTTGCGGTCCTTATCACCAGTGATTGGCCAGAATCGGCGGTTACCGGTGCGGTCCTTTAAGAACATAAGATTATTAGTAGAACCGGCGAATACACATTGGCGAGGATACTCTTCGGTCCGTCTACCGTAAGGTGAGCGGAACCGGTCAGAGGTACGGCTGATAAAGGCCTTTACAATTTCATTATCATTCTTATAGGTAGGTGCAAGTTCAGCGAGTTCGTTGATCCATGAGCCTTGAATTTGTTCGAGAGCGTCTTTAGTTTTGATATCAACAAGAGAGTTGTTGAACCATTTACGGCCTAATCGCTCTAGGATTAACGATTTACCTAAACCTTGAGAACCATATAACACAATTGCCGTATCGAACTTAACGCCAGGTTCCATTACTCGTGCGATGGCACCGCACATCCACTTCCGAGTAACTGCTCGAATGTAATCGGTATCTTCAGCGCCGATGTAATCGATAAATAGAGTATCGACTCTACATTCACCGTCCCAAGTTAGCCCCTTTAGATACTCACGCACAGGATGGAATTTATTATCTTGCGTTACCTCCTGGAGCGCATCGTCGATGATGCCTTTACCCTTAATAAGGTATTTCGTAGCGAAGTAGTTACGTAAGCACGCATCATCGGTATCTGTCCAGTAAGGAGTTTCGTCCTTATCGCGCCACGGAAGGTCGTCAATCACGACTAACCGGTGTGCGAATTCATCAAGTCGGATTTTACCTTTAAGTGTAGGGTCCTGTTTAAGTACTACAAGGCAGTTGTACACATCAGATTCAGGAGTACCATTTTTATCACGCTTAAGCTTCGATAAAAAGTCCTCGTCATCGTCTGTGATATCCTCAAATTCCATATCCGCCATACGTTCTTTATCGAGCAGGATTGGTGCTGCGCCGTCTTCGTTGACAAAGTCTATCATGTCTTTGTAACTCGGTAGTTTAGTGACGGCGGTCTCATCTGCTGGGTCCTTATCGCCGAATAAGTGGATCCGGACAAGGTCAAACGCATTTACGAGCTTACCGCTGATTGGGTCAGTTGCGTGGTTGGAGTATGCGAAGGTATCGTTATCGTAAATTACTAAACCACCTACCGAGCTACCGGCTACGTAGGTGTACCGGTCTTCTACGGCTGTAGGTTCATAGACTTCAGGGAGAAACTTATGTATCGCTTCCGTGATACTGTAGCATCTACAAAAAGCACCGATAAGGCCCTTTTTCTCTAATGGGTTGCCTTGCTTCTTAGCCGCATCAAGGCGAATTTGTGATTCCTTATTAGATGTTGGCCAAAGGCTCGTATCACGCCAGTCTCTGTAGGTACTCAAATAGGTATCTACTGAAACAAGTGAACCTTCGCTATGCTGATACACGTATTCGACGTCTTTAGGATGGCTTGGCCAATACATAAGCCGTTCAGCCTGGTGTGTTGATGGGTCAAAGAACTCAATGCCGATGTTATCAGCAATCCGTCTCGAGACTGCTTGATACTCATCCGGTGTCATCGGTCTATCGACTGGGATAATTACGCGATATCGTGGATTGTCAGCTGTGTGGCTGTGCGTACTATACAGTACGTACTCCATACCGCCTAATTCCATATCTAAGTCTACGATAAAATCTTCGCCAGGGTTATCCGCATCAAGAGTAATCAAGTACCGCTCTTTAACAGCCCCTCTAATCCGTCTACCATTATTAGGAATATAGCCACCTACAAAACCGCCGACGTCTTTCTTTTGGCCTTGATCAGCTTTAGACATCTTGGCGTATTCAGCAGCCGTTTCATTCGTTACAGTTGGCTCGGCCAATTTACTGACCAATTCGCTCCAAGTCATTTTCTTAGACGTCCAGCTACGGGCGGAGCGACTTCTGCCCGTAGCTATGATGATATTTGTATCCATATTACATCGCTCCTCCCTTCGCAAACTGGATATCTCGTACATACGCTGGAACGCATAAGCCGTGAGATGTTACCCACTGCGTTACAGCTCCGTTGATATCGTGGTCTTCGTACACGCCACGATTGTTCTTAAGTTTAGCCTGGTGTATCTCTACGAAGTCGTCCGCATCATTCCTCGGATTAACCTCGATACACGCTACAGGCTCGTTACATTTATAGACACCTACGATAGCACACGTTTCAGCTTTCACCTTTTTGATATAGGAGCTTACACAGTTATTAAGCTGAATACCCATGTCAATGATGCCGTGAGTAGAACCGATTGCCATGAAGCGATAACCGTTAACCATGTCAGCTAAAGCGCGATGTGCTTTACGCTGCTGCACGATTTCGTCTTCCACTTTGTCGAACTTTTGCATCCTCGAGATTGTGTCATGTAGGTTACGCACCTGGATGCGAGTATCCCAAACCTCTTTACGACGGCTCCTCGATAACTCAAAATACATACTAGCTGTATCTCTGATATCGTGATAAGAAGGCGCATTTCTAATGAATAAGAACGCCTGGCGCTCGCCGTATTGATGGCTAAGGATGTTAACAAATTTACGAATAACAGATAAATCACGGTCATCACGCCATAATGGCCAAGACTGAATATAACTTGTATTATCAGAGTTATCTTTGATAACATCGACCATGGCCTTTTGGTAGTCCTTGTTCTTAAATAACGTAGCCATAACTTTGATGATCTTCGTATAGAAGAAAGGTCTATCGTGTAGTAACCGGCGAACCCATCGAGTATCAGGTAAGTTATGAGCCTTGATTAAGCCCTTTACAAAGGAATCACCTTTTATCGTTAACTCTAATACGTTATCCATACCGAGTGTCTCATTCGGGAATTTATGATTATAGTAATCGTCATAGTCTTGTTTAAGACTATCATTGATAGCCGGTGCATCCGGAGCTTGTAATTTCCATACTAAGTTATGGAGTAGGTTATCGAAGGCTCCGTAATGGTTAGACACCTGTACGCCTTGTCTAATGGATTTAACTTTATAACCTACTGCCTTTGAAAGCTTCTCAAAGAATACTTCTTTTAGTACCTTAGCGAAGCATTTCAACTCATCCCGGTAGATATGTAGTCTGCAGTCAGGAGTGGCTACGAGCCAAACTAACGATGAAAGGGAATTACTAAAGCCCGACGGAGAGACTGTCGCTTCTTCGACGACGTCGCTGCGTGAGCGTTTCTTGAGTATGGTAAAGGTTTTTCTTTGCTTGAAATCAAACCTTATTACGTCAATGACATGAGATTTATAGCCTTTGTAAATCATCCCATTATCTCCGTCGGCGTATACTGTGTCGTACTCAAATTGCACGTCCAGTTTATCGCCCCTATCTATAATTGATAGGTCTAGTGAGAGAGGAACTGTGGCGCTATACCCAACTTCTGCAGTAAATCCTTTAGCGTTGATCCGCTCACCGCATTTTGGGCAATAGAACTCATCTGATTCCCGGCAAGGCACTATCCCGAACCCATTAGATTCCATTGGCCAAAGATTAGCGAAGGAGTGTTCGCAAGGTACATGGTAATAACTTGCAGGGTTAAAAGGTGATACTTGATTGCGCCGTACCAGGTCGTACAGCCTTTGTACTTGTAGATTGAATAAGACCTTCATAAGGCGCTATCCTTTCTCTTATAACAAATCGTCTAAATCATCTTCTTCAGGAGTTTCCTCAACTGCTGGAGCTTCTTTCTTTTTAGTAGTGCGTTTACGTTTTGGCTTTTCTTCTACCGCCGGGGTAGCTTCAACTACAGGCTCTTCAGCCTTAGGAGCTTCTGCTTTCTTGCCATTTAATATCTTAAGCGCGAGGTCGCAAGCAGCAATACAGCCTTCGCAGTATGCCATAGCAGAATCTTTACGTTCGCTAGCTGGTGCATCTTTTACGAGTTCATATAAAGCGTCGATTGCTTCGCGTTGTTGTTGAATTTGTTGTTTTGAGAGTTTCATAAGAATTATCCTCCTAATCCTTCATGTAGTAAGGGTTCTCAAACCCTGCTGCGTTTAATATGAGCCCTTCATTCCAGGGTTCAGGTTCACACATAATATCTATAACTTCTTCTAAACTGCCTTCGCCTATTGGCGCTTCGATAACCACTTCATCGTGGATATGGGCTACAATCTTGTACCCTGCTTTAGAAAGCCGTAGCATTGATGCGGCTAAGCAATCTCTCGCCACTGCCTGTACAATGTTTTCGACGAGCTTTCCGCCGTAGGTCTCAACTCTGCCCCATGTATTCTTAACCTGATCTATACCGTCATACTCAATCGATTCACTACCGAATCTGTTAAGCCCGAGTCTAGGTCTTGCGTAGGCAAGTCTTCGACCGGACGGTAATTCGATGAACAGGAAGCCTTTCGATTTAAAGAATTTAATATTGCCTTGTCTGATTCGTACTGGTTCTCCTGTTTTCACGACTTGCTTTGCTGCGCTGTCTGCATCTTTCCAAAATCTCGTAATTCGTGGACTAGCTTGTCGCCATGCTTCGATGATACCCGGTAGCTCCTTTTCAGGAATTTCTCCTTTAGTATCCATCGCTTTCATGGCTCCTACACCGCCACCATAGCCGAGCGCTAATTCTGCTACCTTACCTTTTTGGCGAAGGTGACCGTTAACGCCGTGCTTCTCAACTGGTACGTGGAACATACTAGATGCAGATGCGCAGTAGATGTCCCCACCTTGCGCAAATACATCTTGGCGCCACTGCTCGTGAGCAAGCCAGGCGATAACACGGGCTTCAATAGCACTAAAGTCAGCTACAATAAATCGGCACCCATCCTCTGCTACAAGAGCAGTACGGATAAGTTGCTTAATCACGTCGCCAGGGTTTCCGTATAGTAGGTCTAGCATTTCTACGTCTCTACTTTTAAGTACTTCTCTGGCTGTGTCTAAGTCTTCTAGGTAGTTACGAGGGAGGTTCTGTAGTTGTACTACACGACCTGCCCATCGTCCACTACGCATAGCTCCGTAAAACTGAAGCATGCCGTGGATGCGACCATCTGAACATACAGCGTTTTTCATGGCCAAGTATTTTTTGATGGAGGAGTTACCGAGTACCTGTCTATTTTGCAGTACCTTGCGCACATCAGAGGGGATATCCTGCGTCAAGAGGTTTGATACATCGTCTTTTCTCATTGTTTCCAGATCATATCCTAGTCTTGCTGTTAGCCACTCTTTAAGTTGCATAGTACTGTTCGGATTTTCTAAACCCGTTAATATCTTGGATGACTCGGTAGCTTCTTCCACGATTTCGTCGTTACAAGCAAGCGCTGCATCGACGAGTTCCATATCTACTTTCACGCCTCGCCAGTTAATATCTTGGTCGAGTAACCAGTACTCGTGCTCGATAGCCGGTGGTTTCAGCGAAAGTAAGCGTTTACGAATTGCCTTCTCTACTACTACGTCTTGGCGGTTGTACTCAATGTATTCCGCCCATTTCTCAGGCGCGTCCTCTGGCATATTTCGTGTCTTAGGATTTGTCTTAGTAGGCTTACGTGGCACAGAGAAGAATTGAATTAAGCGTTTACCTCTTGCATCTTTGGCTTCACCTAATCGTAAAGCCTTAGACACATTATCGAGGCTCGCAGGTAAACTGCAGTATAACGCTAGTACAGAAGTACATTCCCAGTTTGTGTAGTCCGCATCAGGGAAGTACTTTTTTAGGCAAAGCATTTCGAATGCTGCATTGAATGCGGTCTTTGTAATTTCCTTGTTATACAAAGCGTCCACCACCCTTTCGGGCAGTGGATCCTTTGTCATATCAATTACTTCGACCGGTTCGTCATCGAAGCTGTAGGCAAAGAGCAGTATTTCAAATGTCTTATCATCAACGTATCGCTGGGCCCCATATTTAATAGGGCAGTCAGAATACGTTTCCACATCAATACTGAGCTCCATATATGCCTCCTTAGATTAAATCGTCATCGTCTAGGTCGCCTAAATCGTCGTCACCAAAGTCGCTAGCAGATACATGAACACCACCAAGGCGGTCACCATCTTTAACTTTACGAACACCATTTAGACCAAAGCCTACGCCTTTTTTACCGTTAAAGTTATAAGCGAATACGGATAATGCGACCTGCGCGTATACACCGGAATAGATTTCTTCTTCGATGTCGAATTGGTCCATCTTGATTTTGTCACGAGTGAATACGATAGGTTGTTTATCGCTATTCGCATTAATGAAGAATTTACCAGCGTATGTTTCAGGTTGGTCAGCTACTGCTTCGTCGGTATCACCGTCGCGTAAGTTTAATTTAAGGTAAGCTGCTTTACCTTCTACCTTAGCTACTGATTTTGGATCAGCCTTAAGTTCTTCAATCGCACGTTCAAATGCTTTGATTGTTTTCTTATCTGTTTTGTCGATGATGATTTGAGAGCTATATTTTGCTTTGCCGTCGTCATTTTTACGAGGTTGAGCGATGTTTGCATAGGAAAGTCTTACGATACCAGTTGTTAATTTAGCCATTGTTACGGTCTCCTTCTTTAAATGAATTATTTGTTAGCTTCTACTTCAGTCATTAATTTGTTTACGAGTGCTTCGAGTTTAGAAATACGGCTTTGTGCATCTTTGGCTTCAGCAATGTAGTCAGAACCTTTGCCAGTTTTGAACGCAAGGTTAACTGTGTATTGGTTCTCACCGCCTAGCGTAGCACCAAAGCCTAGCATGATACGTTCATTAGGTCTTGCGAATACGCCGAGCGCTACGGCGTTACTGTTACGGTAATGGCCGTAACTTACAGCGTAGCTGACTTTATCATTTCTGTTAAAGTCTAATGGATGCAAGCCTGCAAGTGCTGCGGAACTTGCGCCTAACTTATTAACACGTTGGCCAAGATTGTTGACCTTGTTGTTAATGTCATTAGCTAAGCCCAAAGAACGTTTTTCTAAGGTCGTGATACGTTGTTCGTGATTATCTGCCACATGTTCAAGGGCTCTGATATCCGCTGTATTAGCAGTTACCTTTTGGCCAAGAGTATTGATAGCAGATGTATTACCATTGATGCGGGCAGTGTTGTTAGCGATTGCAGTGGTATGACCTGCTATAGCTTGCTCATGATCGTTCACCACGTCGCCTAACATTTGAACACCTACGGCCAAGTCTTTTAGGTTGTTTTGTGTTTTAATAATAGCCGTTTTATTGTTGTTAATTTGTTTAGCGTTTGTTTCGATTTCATCAATCGCAGCGAACAACTGGGAGCCGTTCACAGCGTCTAATGAATCAGCGGAGATTTGACCAGCGCTAACATTCGTGAGCTGACGATTGTATTGAGTTACACCACCTGCACCAGCACGGGCTTTAGAACCAAAGCTGACTACACTTGCTGGTTGCTCGCCAGCAAATACGTGGCGAGTTCCGTTGATGGTAATTCCGTCAACCCCTACCGCGTCATCGGTAACACTATTTGTGCCGATTGCCACCGCATTCGGTTTGTCGGCAATCGTGTTATTACCAAACGCAACAGCGTCCATAGCTACCGCTTTTGCATGTGTGCCGAATACTAGGGCTCCTTGACCGCTAGATTCGGAGTTAGAACCGAAAACTAGTTGCTCTTTGTCAGCACCGATTTTATTGTTGTATCCTACAATGGCACTTTGGCCGCCGGCCACTGTGCCATTGTTAGCACCGATAACCACAGTATCAGCGCCGGTAACATTATTAGTTCTGCCTAATACTACAGAAGACTCGCCAGATACGAAGGCTCCGTTACCAATAGCTACACTGTCATAACTAGAAACGCGAGCTTGATTGCCAATCGCCACAGTGTATTCCACTAGGCTTTCGGCGTGAGAACCGAACGCAAAGGAGTTACGTCCTGCTGCAGTAGCGTTATTACCACCTGCGAAGCCATTTTCACCGGTTACAGTGTTGTTAGTACCAAATGCAAGTGCGTTGTTAGCATTGATACTGTTTTGGAAGCCCCATACTGCGGAGCTTGTAGACGTTGCGGAGATAGTATTATCTGTACCGCCTACTGTGTTATTACTAGTTGCGCCAACTACGTTTACTGCTAACGCGGAAATTGCCAATGCTGTTGTTAAAGTTTTGTTCATCTCTTATACCTCATCTTCAAATTCATTCATCATTGTTTCAACTGTATTAATTGCTGGGCGTTTATCGCTTTCCGGTACAAGCGTAGGCTTGCCCTCCGGTTTTTCGATATATGCTTCTAAGTATTCGGCAACGCCCTTTTTACCGAGTACCTTTTGTAGATTAGTAATACCTTCGAGTTCACGTGGTTTGAAGATGTCCTCTTCTTTGTAGCCGTTATCAAGTAATGTTTTAGCGGCAGCATCCGGATCCGTTATAGTACGTCTTGATGTACCTTCTACTAATTTATATCCAGGCCATTGCTTTTCACCTGATAAGGCTTTTTCATAAGCAAAGTCATAAACACCTTTAATCCATTTTGTGATTAAATCTTTCATCCCTAGGATGTCAGATACTTCACGGTCAGTGAGTAATTGATTAAGCTTACCGCCATTTTTATAGAATGTATCAAGGCAAGTATCCGATAGTGCTCGGCAGGTGTGCCGTGCTTTACAGAAGTTACAGTAATCGCAAGGTGTACATTCGCCGATACCGTCCCAGGCACGTTGTGCGATTGGTTTGATGTCTTCGCCCCAATCAAGAAGTTCTTCAAGTGACATTTCGTCGGTAGACACACTATCGAGTCTTGGTTGAACGATCGTCATACGAACTGTTTTAATATCATATAAGTACTCGTTTACATCGTAAGCACCCAACGCGTATAGTCGCATTTGTGTATTTTCAACGGCGCTAACAGGAACTCCCTTGCCATACTTTAGGTCGATTACTTCCAGGATGCCATCGGCTACGATTACCATATCACCAGTACCAAAGCCCTCAGGTACCCACCTAGAGAAGTCGAGCCGTGCTTCAATCATGGCTTCCGCATCAGAGGAACGAGCACGAGCTTCGTTTACCTTTTCTTCGCAAATGTCGACATATCGATTAACCGCTTCTATCATTTCAGCGGAATAATCATCAAGCTTAGGGGCTTTTTTGCCTTCCAGCTTATGCCGCAGAATTGATTCAGCCAGGTCGTGTGCTACAGTTCCTTCCGCAGCATACGGTGATTGTTCATCAGGGAACATCGCTTCCAGTCTTGCTGAAGGAGTACATACTAGCCACCTGGCACTACTGGATGCACCTAGTAAGGCGTGTTTCTTAGCCACGGCTATTCACCCATTCCATAATTTGAATACGTTGTTCATCGGTAGCAGATGTTACCTTTTCGGCGCCGATGCTATCTAAGAAGGCTTTGAATTCGCCTTTAGCTTTCGTTTTATCAGTAGCTTTTGCCATTACGTCTTTTACTGCTTCACGAGTTGCTTCAAGGCTAGGGGCTTCTACTGCTTTTTCAGGTTCCACAGTTGGGACTGGTTCTTCGTCCTTAGGAGCAGGTGCTTCTTCTTTAACCGGCGCAGCTTTTGGAGTTTCCTTCTTAGCAGGCTTAACATCATTAGTTGTCCAGTTTTCTACTTCTTTAACAGGCGTACCTACAATAGATTGATATAGGTCTTTCACTTCTTGTTCTAATTCAACTGCTTTGTCTACTGTGATTTTTAACTCGATCATTGTTCTGTTTCCTTTCGGTTTAACGATGTGATATACTTTAAATGGATATTTTTCTATGTGCCCTTTACGCATTGCCGTGCGTGAGGGCATTTTTTTTGTGCCTAATTGCTCGCACTCATCAGGAATGCAGTAATCTTTATTTGGGTACGTTGTACAATCTCGCAATTTAATCACCGCCCTTCAGTGCGCTTAAATCTAATGTTGACCCCCTATCAGTGTTTTGCCACTCGTAAAAGTCAATTCCTGACAATTTTAAAAGATCAGCAGCTGCTTTACCTCCAGGGGCGGCATCGATAACATGACGCGCAGATTGGTAAGCGTTCTCTAACTTTTCAAGTTTTTCATCATACGGCTTCGCAATCGCATATAGTACTTTAATCTCATCTTTTGGGTTATCAATCCGCGCTGTCCACAAATTGCCTATCGTACGGCTTAACATCGCATCGCAAGAGACAAGATTTCGCCTAAATTCTGAGCCGTATCCGGCTTTTTCTAACGCGCTTGCAACCGATTCTGCAGAGGCAATTATATTTTTAAAATCTATAAATAGATGATTTGCCTCTATCGCACTTTTCAAAGCTTCTGCTCGTGCGTTTTTCAAAGGCTCTTTCTTTTTCAAATATTCACTACGGATAAAGGCGCGAACTGCTGATTTTGTAATATTTGGCATAATATTCTCCTTATCTGTGCTTAAGAGTTAATTTGGCTTGCATCCGGAATCGATTAACGATTGGATGTATTTCCTTACAGTTATCACATACGATACGTGGCTCACCGGTTAAGTAAGACCAATTCGTATATGGGTTTTTGATTTTCTTATTGCATACTTTGCAGAATTTATCTTTTGCCATATTGCTCCTCAATCCAGTAACCAGTGAGGGCCCAAAGCGTAATGCCTAGCATTGCTTGGCAGAAGCCTGTCCACATATCAATGCGGTCTATTTCAATAGAGCCTACAGTACCAACAACTAGTAATGCTGCTATAACTCTGATTGCGTAAATCACGACTTTACTCATACGATGTGTGCCTCCTTGAACTCTTTATCGATTTTGCTGTCTGTCCATCCGAGTGTATTAGATAAGTAGTGTCTAAAACCGTCCTTATCTATGGAAAAGGTTCTGCCCTTTTTCCCTTCAGTCTTCCAGCATTGAGCGAACTTGAACTTGTCTCGGGCGATGCATTCACGAACTGCAGTTAATGTCCACCCGAGGACTGTGGCCATTTGGCTCACAGCAATCGTTTTTGTGATCATAGTAAGTACTCCTTTACCACACTGTAGCGGCGATTACCGTTACCATAATGAGAAATAAGCAAACTCCTGTTATCAGCCCAATTGTGATTAAAAATAAACATAAACGGGCAACCACTTGTAAGTAATCTTTTTGCATCTGTTCACCTATATGCGGTCAAGCGCCGGCTTGTAGTAATCCGTCTCCCAGAAATCTCTATCGTCGTTAACTTCGAGTGCGTAACAAATTGCTACCACAGTATCCATCCGGACTGATCTACCTTCTAGTGCACGTTGCAAAGTCGGTAGTGAGATTTCAGCAGCACGGGCCAAATCCGTTTTTGTCATTTCCAGTTCTTTCATTCGCTCGGAGATTGCATCGCCGAACATTCTTATTGCAAATTCTTTCTGTTTCATCTGTCTGCTCCTTATTGAAAGCTTTTCTTCACTTCACTTTTCGAGATAACTCGAATTGATTGCCAAAAAAAATTACACCTTCGTCCACTCCGTAGACTTCCTCGATGAGTTTAACTTTGCCGTACGGCATATTACTACTATCGGCTTCCCATTTCGCTAAAGTCTGTGGGTGCACCTTTAGTAATTCCGCGGCGCGTTTTTGAGTCAACCCCACGTTCACCCGAGCCGCTTTAAGTGTCAATTTCATTTTTATACGCCTCCTATCTATTTGGTGATTTCAGTATAACTCGAATTACATCGAATTTCAAGTGATTTTCATTTAAGTTTGGTTTAAGTTTTATACATAAATTCGAAATAATTTTTACAAAAATCGAAAAAATTATTGATTTTGTCAAAAAATATCTATAAAATATAGATATACTACTATTTTAACTATAAGAGGAACATAAAATGGCACGAACTAGTCGAACTTCATTTGATTCTACAATGCGCCGCGTTATATCTTTGCGCCTTGATCGCGCATTGGCTCAAAAGGGCTGGTCTAAAACTAAGCTCGCAGAGGTGTCAGGCATAAGCCCTTCTACTCTGTCTGGTTACTTCACTGCAAAATATAACATGAGTCCTGAAAACTTGGACGCTTTAGCAAAAGCGCTCGATATACCTAAAGAACAAATAGACCCCCGGGCCGGTGCTACCGACGCTAACTCCGTGCTAGATATAATGGCGTCGTCAGGCGCACTCGGGATTGCCGCAGGCACGGCAGCTGTAATCGGAGCACCTGTGACTGCTACACTCGCCGCTGGCGCGGCATTAGGCATGGGGGCCTATGCGTATTGGCAAAATGCGAGAAAAGAAAACAATCATAAAAATTTAGAGAGTTCCATCGAAGCCTTAGAAAAACAATCAAAGCGCTCCGTTAAAAATGACTTAGCGGCGCAAAGACTTCGTTTAGAGGCGGAGTATGTGCTAGAAGCCCTTCCCGAATACCTTGAAGCTTGTAATAAGATCACCTCAATAAAACAAGAGCTTAAAGTCAGCGATGACTTAGCCCTGTGGATTGATATGTTGGAAGATTCTAAACAAGTAGTCGCAGATTTACAGAAAGAGTATGAGTCGGTGCTTAAAGCACTAGACGAAAAAAGTGGAGCCTATCATGAACGCTAAACGTCTAACTATTATATTTCTTATTTTTATTGTTGTTTGTATATCTGTAATTTTCTTACTTCGCCCTTCACCATCTATTGAGTTTAAGAACGAAGTAGTCCTAGGGCAGACTACCACCCAGGTAGTGTTAGAGGATTGGACGATACTATCAGCTACAGGCGGATATGACTCTAAGATTACCCTAGACAATGGCAAGTCTGCAGACGCTAAATGGCAAATCGTAGAAGACGTACCGCCTAGCTATCGACTAGATATGTTCCCTCATTCCTTCTACCATCACCATATCTTTATCGCACCTGTACAACCAGGTGTGGCCAAAGTTATGACTGAGCTGAAGCCAACAGTTACCTACTATCTTGGCGGTCAAGAAAAACAGATTAATATAAAATAGTAACAAAATAAGCCCCTATCCTGTTATCAGATAGGGGCGTTAGTTTAGGGAGAATGTGTTGTTATGGCTATGAAAAGAGCAAACGGTTCTGGATCCGTTTACAAAATGAAACATAAACCCTTACGCAAGCCTTACCGTGCAGTCGTAACGATTGGCTACGATGAGACCGGCAAGTGTAAACGTAAGACGATTGGCTATTATGCTAAATCAAAAGAAGCATGGGATGCCTTATCAGAGTATGGTATCTACCCAGAGAAATTTGAAACGAAGAAGGTATTATTTAGTGAATGCTGGCGTTGGATGATAGCTGACAAAGAACGAAAAGGAATAGATGTCAAAAAAGGCGGATATTCGACCGCACAAGCAAAGTTAACCTCGATTTGGAATAAACCTATACAAGAAATTAAACTCGTGCACCTACAGGCTATAATCGACGAAAATAGCCATTTAAGTCGTTCATCTATAGCTATTATATTAAAAGGCTTGAACGGTGCCTTTGAGTCTGCGATTAAGAACGATATTATCGTTAAAAACTATGCAGCACTCCTTGAATTAAAGCCGGCCGAGAAGTCAGATATCCATAAGCCATTTACAGAGGCTGAAATTCAAACCATATGGGAACATGCTCACATGGATATAGCCAAGCTCCTATTAATGTATATCTACTCCGGTATGCGCCCGATAGAGCTGCTATCCATTAAGCTTGAAAACGTGCACCTGGAGGAACGCTACATCATCGGTGGTGTAAAAACAAAAGCCGGCAAGGATAGATTGATACCTATTGCCGACTGCGTTATGCCTTTTTATCGCGAAATTTACGCCAAGGCGAGCGTTTCTAAATCTGATACACTTATCCCTCAAGGGTACACATCAAAGTACCTAGGAAAGCCGATAAAACGATTTTGTAAAGAGGTCGGTATCTCTGACCACTTGCCGCATGACACTAGACATACGTTTGTAACCTTGGCTAGTAATTATGGAATGGATCGTTACGTGCTAAAAGCTATCGTTGGCCACACACAAAGTAAAGACATCACTGCTGATGTGTATACCCATAAAACGATTGAGCAGTATATCGAAGAAGTAAATAAAATACCGTCATCATTTAGTTAAAAGTTGTGCAACGGTTGAGCAACGCACACAAATTCTAACTATTTTTAAAAGAAAAAGCACAGTACCTATACGCATAAGTACTGTGCTTTGTGCATTCGTAGAACTGTATCTATTATTTGGAGTACAATTCGACGATAAGTGTTTCGTTAACTTCGATAGGAAGTTC